CAAGGACTTTGACCGTATAGCGTCTTTGATTGACCTCAATTATACCCTTGTTGAGAATCAGCTCCTGAACACCACTTCAACAGGTAATGTGTACAGGAAAGGGTCTGGCCTCACGACTGGGCATTCCAGTACGAGTGCTGATAATTCCATCACAACTGTCACTTTATACTTGGCTGCTTGGAAGGAGATCACTGGGTACTCCGCCCTTGAGTTCAAACATTTCAATGAACTGTCCGTTTATGGGGATGACCACATCCTATCTATCAGTTCTGTCTCACCACCCGGGTGGACATGGTCGAATATAACTAAGACCATGAGCAGGTGGAATATAGAAATGCGGCAGGAAGCTTCCGGCAATCTAAGGAGCATTCCTTTCCTTTCCAAGTTTGGCAGGAAACCTACTCCGTCTGATAGGGAGGAATTCAATAAATGTAATCTACCAGTTCCAGAGTGGGTGATATACCATGACAAGGAGAGGCTTGTAGGAAAATTGACTTCGGATGTTCTTAGTATCGACCCCCGTTATAGGGTTAAGAGACTAATATCCTATTTGGATTTGTGTGCTCATCACCCTGATGTTTACATGAGCATTCGGACCGCCATTGACCTGACGATGAGGAAAAACCCCACCAGTTTCAAGAGGTTTGTGGCAAACATACCACCCTATAAGAAAGTTGTGACAAACTGGTACACTAAATTTAGCACACCCCCCAAAGAGCCTGACGTCACAGAGAAGGTTTCGGAATTTGAAAACTCTGGGGCTTTGGCCACTTATGGCGAGCAAAGTTTCCTAGACGTTTTGACATCCTATTTGGCATCTGTCCCGGATTTTCTAAATCCTGTGGTTGTCATGTCAGGGTACACAACTTTTATCCAAAGTCGTTTAGCCCCCTTCCTCGATTGGCCCATATGCTTGATAGCCCATCAAAATCGTTTTCTGACGGAAGCTCAAGTGGCATCAATCCTTCCCAGGACACCTTATAGGTTCCTTACGGTCAGGTTGGGCCTCCCAGCACAATCTGTGAATTTCACGACATTGCTATTAAGGCACTGGATTTTCATCATTTTTCACACAAAGAGAGCCTATCTGGGGGTGCCTGCTTTGGTGTCTGATTTTGCACGGAAAATTGGAGATGTCCAGTTTGGCTTCAATGCTGTTATCCAGCAAGAAGTTCAACACTTTGACATACCATTTTGGAATATGGGATTGACAGCCGCCCTTCACTTTGTGGTGGTCCCGGATGTACTCTCATTTCTCCAACATGTCAGGTTTCCGAACATTTCCACATTATGGGACCATTGCCTGAATTACATTTATGTCAATTTGTGGTACCACGTCCCGCCTAACTACAGGGACCTTCAGATGTTAAAACAAAATGTCGGGCCAGAGGGGCCCTACTTGATTACCGCTCCAACAGGGACTGGTAAAAGCACCACGATGATAGGTGCGATCACCAGGATTTTGTCAACAAAGTATACAAAATTCATACTGGTAGAGCCGAGATCCCTATTAGTCAAAACTCTTGTGCCGTACTTAGTGAATACCATCGGCTTGAGTGCCAGTGGCTTGACACGCGGGATGGTTCTTGACAGGCGGGCAACTATATGGGTTATGACACCTCAAGAATTGCTCATTAATTCAAAATATCTAGATCCTGATCATCTTGTTATTTTGGATGAAGCTCACGTCGAGGAAGAGGCATACTTGCTCTTACGCAAAGTGCTCAGGGACTGGAAGATCCCAACCATTTATTCAACGGCCACTCCAACTGACGGCCTTATTGACGAGTGTGTTGGTCATACTGCATTAAGAATGGCATCTTTCTATGTAACCACCGTCCGTGAAGATTCAATCAAGGTGGCCATGCGGACACTCGGAGATACATACTGGGAAAAGATCTCAAGTTACCTGAGAGCTGCCCCGCCCAGTGCAAAGTTCCTTGTTTTTGTCCCTGATACTAAGTTGGGGTTGAAATATATGGAAAAATGCCCTCGCAGGTGTTGCATGCTAAGCTCTGGAAAGTTGGACATGGATGACGACGCTGATGTGATATTTTCAACCTCCGTCACAGACGCTGGCGTCACTATACCTAATGTCGATTATGTCATAAGTTTGGACATTGACAGGCGCGTGGGTGTACTGCCCAATGAGACGAATCTGTCTCCTTTCTTTATCCGACTGCCAGATCAAACGGTCAAACAAAGAGCAGGGAGGACAGGTCGCACTAACAATGGCACTTTCATCTTAGTCAAGG